AACCCGCTGGTGATAGCCGCAGATCATTTTCAATTCTTTATGTAAGTGATCAGAGGTTGCCCACTTGCCTGTTGATCGAACAACAGCCCCAAGAACTGACCAGTAAAGTTTATGATGCTCTGGTGATCTTTGAGAGACTTCTGCAAGATCAAAAATTTGATTGTTTGGAAATTCTGATAACCGCTGCGCGTCATAAGACGTTACGGGCTGAAATTGCCCATCCTTTAAAACAACGGTTATCTTGGGTTTTTCGCTTGCCATTATTTTTCTTTGACGATCTTCCAGATGGTGATGGAAGTTCCCCATTTGCCAATCACTTTCTTTCCGCTGTCAGCAATAAAGCCAGAGTTTTTGAGTTCCGTTATTCTAGGCTTTACTGAAATTTCTGCGCGGTTCATGATTTCAGAAACTTGCTCGGCACTTAATTCTTTGCGCTCGCGGAAAAGTTCCAACACCTGTTCCCGAATGGTGATTTTGCCTTTGCTGTTAAAGCTCGCGGCTTCCTTGCTCGCATTATTATTTTGATAGCCAATTTTTTCATCAGTGTATGGCATTTTTATTCCTCCAATTTATTGGCGGCGAGACAGCCCCGCCGCCTTCTTAATTTAGCCGCCAAATAGGCCAGATGATTGTTTCTTTTTTATTGGAAACCCAATAATGCCAGTTCCAACTTGAACCTCATCATCTTCGTAATTTCTACGATCAGCAAAATGGTCAATCATCCACTCTTTTACTTGAGTTGTTTTGACCAAACCTCGCCCATATGAGCCTTTCATATCGTTGGAATTTTTACTGCTTTTTGTACTTAAAAGAGCGTAGCCTTCGGATGCGGCCCTTAAAACCAAAAACTCTTGACCATCTACGCGCTTTGCGAGTTGAAATATAAGCCTATCACCAACAGTTATCTTTGCTCGCTTCAAAAGGGGTGCGCTTATGTAGCAAGTCAATGCTGGCGATTTCCCGCTTTGAAGCTTAACCGTTGACCCTGTTCTTCTTTCAGAGATTGGCAATATTTCGTCTATAATTTCAAAATCCATTTTTCCATCCACTTTCGGAGTTATTTTTTTTGCGGGTGATGATTTTCTAAAAAGGAATTTCATCATCTTGGTAATCAGAGTTTCCGCTTACCCCTGATCCTTGATTGTTATTTTGCCCTCCTTCTTGTGATTTGGACTGCCCTTGAAGCGTCACTTCTGAAACTTCAATTTCCATATAGGTTTTCCCCTCATATTCGCGGGTATCAAATGACCCACTAACACAAACAGAAGTTCCCTTTTTGATGTAGGATGAGAGGCGTTCCCCCCTCACCCCCCACATTGAACAGTTGAACCAGATGGTGTGTTCATTTTCACCCCAGCCCGCTTTGACCGCGACTGAAAATCCAAGAACACTTTTACCCGTCTGGGTCTGTCGGATAGTGCTGTCTTGACCAACATTACCCGCAATGGTGATATTTCTCATTTATTGGGTTCTCCAAATTCTGACTTCACCGCCTTCAACTTCGCGCTTGGCAACCGACATATTTAGCCGCCGCGCAGTTTGATAAAGTGAATTAAACTTTACCTGATCCGTTGCAATGAAGCTGTCGCCAACTTCCATTTTCTCAAGAATTTTGACCATTGCCCCTGATCTTTTAGCTTCGGGCATTGGGATACCTTTTTCGATTTGAACATTTACTTCTTTCATGGCTTATTCTCCTATCGCCAGTTTAAGTGCTTGACGCACCTCCAAGCCTTTTGGCTTGTCCATTTGCTCCAAAGCAAAAATCTTGCTTTCAAGCTCATTCTCCTTATCCCGCAGCAATTCGGGATTTTTTGATTTGATCCAAGAAATCATCCCATCACGAATTTGAGATGCGTTGGGCTTTTCCTGTGGCTTCTTCGCGGGTGGGTTTGATGCCTTGTTGCCATCATCATCACTCGCATCCTCATCAGGCTCTATCCCAGCCAGACCCAGAAGCCCGTAACGCTTTGCGTAGGTCATGGCACTTCCAAAACCCTGCATATTGTTTTTGTCGATTATCAAATAAACGCGGCTCTCAAAGCTCTGGCCCGTGACATGATGAAAAGACGTTTCAACAAAATGACCAAGATCATCTTTGCCAGCACGTTGCACTAGAGCGAAGCCATTGGCTTGCAGGGCGGGCATTACAGCCTTGAAAACAGATTGAAGGCTCGCATACTTATTTTTGAAATGAGGGTTCACACTGTCCTTGTGTGGCGTTCCCATTTCATCTTGTGCCTTGATTAAAGATTTTATTGCTTCGCTCATTATTTCATCCTCACTGAAATGGTTGATGGGCCAGTTTCTAGGATTGCGCCCTCTATTTTTTCACCAGCCAAAAGTTGTTTTTTTATTTCCGCTTTATCGGGCGTTCTCGTGACCTTACAAAGCTGGGAAGGGATTTCTTCGGGGTCGGTAATTATAACCCGCTCTGACCCCTCACGCAGCGACACAGTGGCTAGAGCGTGAGGAATTTTCTTCTGGCCCGTCAGGGTAAGAATTGACTGCAAACCTCTCTTGATGCTGTCTTTTCGATATTTCACAATATCCCGACGATCACTGTAAATTTTTATCAGGTAAGAAAGCTTTTCAATATCACCATCTGCGGCGTTTAAATCTTCAAGAGCAGATCCGACAAGATCCAAAACATCTGTTTCGCCGTGAAGCGTATCCCAGAATGTATCTAAATCCTCAGAATAAGGCTCAAGGATTTCCGAAACCATTCGGATGGCATTGGCGTCCATTCTCATGACTGCACCGTCATCATTGGCGATGTATCGGCGGCAACGTCAGCGTCATACTGCTTGCAAGCCTTATCAATGGCTGCATCTATAATTCTCCCTGCGAAAACAGGAAAAGAACTTTCAAGATATTCCGTGTGACTGATTTGATCAGCGTCAGCTTTCTTCATCAGGTCGAGCGTATTTTCTAATATGGCGGCTGCAATGGCCGCTTTAATAGCGACAGGGGTAGGGTGTGACATTTTTTTCTCCATTTTTATTATCACCAATTTAATTCCTGTTTTTTTAAATACAAGCCCCTTTTTAATTTTATTTTTTGTAATTCATTTTTGAATAAGGTTATGTATCTCCACAAGAACTCTTGAGACGCTATGGTGTCTCTTGAACATATATGAAACAAAATAGATCTCTCTACATACAGTATAACCCAGATGGATCTATGTAGATCCATAACTTGACGTACCACATATAGAGTAATGGAAAATTGAAACTCATTTTTCCACATTTGCTCAAGTTGACATCGGCGTTTTTTTGAAATAAAAGAAAAAAGGCGCTGATTAAAAAACCAGCGCCAAGTAAAAATGGAGGAAGGATGTGTCACACCCTAGCCGCAAGGTAGGGCATCCTTCCAATTAAATCAATGGAGGATAAAATGTCTCATAAGATGACAGCGCTCGCAATGGAGCAAAAAGGCTTAAAGCCCTCTGCCAAGATCGTTCTTTATTGGCTGGCCGATCACCACAATGGCGAAACAGGTGATTGCTTTCCAAGCCACAAGAGGCTTGCGGATCTATGCGAAATGTCTCGGCAATCAATAATCAACAATATTAAATCTTTGGAAGATGCGGGTCTGATCAGAAAGTCGTTGAGGGTTCGCAATAATAACTCAAAGACCGCTAATGCCTATGAGTTGTTACTGACTGATCTTTCAGCGTCTCCCACCCATGTCAAAAATTTGGACAACCCATGTCAAAAATCTTTACATGGGGATGTCAAAAAATTGGACAACCATAACCTTGTAATAAATAACCTTGGAATAGAACCAGTGTATTCTGTGGCTATTGCCTTCGAAGCTTTTTGGAAAGTTTACCCAAGGAAGGTCAAGAAAGCTGTAGCAAAAGAACAGTTTTCAAAAGCTTGTCAGAAGCATAAGCTCCAAGAGATCATGGACGGGGCAAAGGAATATGCTCAAAGCGTAGAGGGCAAAGACAAGAAATATATTCCTCACCCAAATAAATGGCTAAAAGATGAGCGGTGGAGTGATGAGTTTGAACATCATTCTAAGCAAGTTGATGCCGAGTTTCGGGGAATGGTCAATGATATTGCGGGGAACTTCTAAATGCTACCAGCTTTAAAAACCACGGTTATGTCGAATGATGAGCGCAGAAAGCATAGGGCGCTTATCGTAATCAAATGCAAATCAATGTTGGCCCGTTTCTATGAAGCAAATCTTGACCCAGTTATTCGCAAGGAAATTTATACTGGTTGGGTCGAAGCTTTAGAAGATTATGAAATGGATGAGATCGACGCTGCTTGCAAAAGACATCTTTCAGAAACGCCCAACAGGAGGCCGCATGAGGGCCATATAAAGGCGATGATCATAAAAGTCAGAGGAGAGCGCATAAAACGATTGCCCCCCATAAGAGAGCCTTACAGCGCCTCTGAGGATAGGCCCAAAATATCTGATGAGGATAGGGAGGCCAGAAGGAAAGCGGCTGATAGCATCATGAAGCAATTTGGGTTCTCTCGATGATTAAGTATCTTTACGACAATGAAGCCAGAGTGGCCGTTATTTCACGGCATAATGAAATATCGGAAATGGGGATTGGTAAACTGTGGATTTATCAAAACGAAATCGATCAGGATTATTTGTCAAAATCTAAGCACGACTGCATAACGAGAGCTAGGAGGGATGTTCGATTGTGTCGGGTTGATTGCTTTGTAAATTTTACCTCAGAAGGCAAGATCAATTCAATCGAATATTCTGACGTTTATGGGGCGAAAAATTTCAAAGAAATCGCAGATTATTTGATGCGCGAAAGACGAAGCAGAGATCTTGACCGAGATAAGTTTGGTAGGTTGTGGGCAGATTACGAAAAATTAAGGCGCGAAAAGGAAAGGCTTGAGGAGATATTGTTGAAAATATCAAAAGTCGCCGTTGATGCAGTTTGAGCAAAAAATTTTGGTTTGGAAAATAAAAATATTTCGTTATGGTTGGGTGTGAGGACTTATTCGCCTGAGCCTTACAAACTGGCTCCCCTTGGCTAGGATACGCACTGCGATAGGGGAGCCTTTTTCTTCGCCTTCCATCATTCAGAATTTGTGCTATAAATAGATTAGTTACAATTTTCGGTGATCAAAATGTCAGAGCAAGAAAACGAAGATCAGGAAAAGAAAAAGCGCGGGCCTAAAGGGCCATCAAAAGACCTTTCAGATAAGGACTTTGAGAAGCTTGTCAGCATGATCAAGATCCAATGCACTCAGGACGAAATCTGTTCTGTTCTTGGCATGTCGGACACAACTCTCAACCGCAGACTGAAAGAGCGTGACATAGAAAATTTTGAAGCCCTCTATAAAAAGGAAAATGCGGATGGGTGCAAATCCCTTCGCAGAATGCAATGGGATGCCGCAGAGAATGGGAACGCCACCATGCTAGTCTGGCTCGGTAAGCAGTATCTTGGGCAGCGTGACAAGCTAAATACAGAGATCACAGGGCCAAATGGTGGACCAGTAATAACAACAGTTGAAAGCTATTTCGTTGAGCCGCCATCAAGCGATTGAAAAGGGAAAAATCTCCTTTGCGCTCCCAGCTTGGTCGAGGCCATTGTTCGCTGGCACAAGGGGAAGCCCAAGATACAAAGCGGCAAAGGGAGGGCGAGCCTCTGGAAAATCCCATTTCTTTGCTGAAATTTTGTTAAAGCGGATGATCGAAGATCCCAATACAAAGGCGATCTGCATCAGGGAAGTTCAGAGATCCCTTGAGTTTTCTTCAAAACAACTTTTGGCTGATAAAATAATTGCTATGGGCCTTGGTCATTACTTCGAGGTTCAGCAAACAAGAATTAGATCATTGATGGGTGAGGGGATTATTATCTTTCAAGGGATGCAAGATCACACTTCCGACAGCGTGAAATCTCTTGAGGGTTTTGATATTGCTTGGTGCGAGGAAGCTCAATCTTTGTCTAGCCGATCCATTGAGCTTTTAGATCCAACGATAAGAAAAGAAGGTTCAGAAATTTGGTTTAGCTGGAACCCGTATAAAAAAACCGATCCAGTTGAAGAATTTTTTGAGAATAACAATCAGGCAAGCTTGGTTCATGTAAATTATTTGGAAAATCCTTTTTGCAGCGAAAACATAAAAGAAATGGCTGCGCGGGCAAAAGCTCAGAATATTTCAAAATATAATCATGTTTGGCTGGGTGATTATATGAAGGATATTGAAGGAGCTTTGTGGAAAGACCCAATGATAAAAATCGCACAAAGTAAGGACGAGGTTCCGCAGCTTGAAAGAATTTTGGTTGCTATAGATCCAGCGGTGACAGCAAAAGAAAATAGTGACGAAACG